ACCATAATCAGTACCGTTTACTGAACCTGCTGCTTTAATGTTTGTAATACCGATTTTAACTTTAGTATTTGCTGCATTTCCTGCACCAATTGTTTCAAAACGGAAAAGATTTGTTCTTTCTCCAGAAATCAATTGTGATTGGATAAATGGTGTCAATGCTTCTTGTGCATCAAATGTATATGCTTGGTCTGCTAATACCGTTACACTTGCACTTGTAGCTGATACAAATGGAACATTATGATTTTTAAAAAATCCATAAACATAAGGTTTTTTTGCTCCAAAAGCAGATAATCCAAATACAGATTCAATATCATCCGTATCAGATGCTTCCAAAGATGCGGATAACAATCCTGCGTTTGAACCCGAAATTAAAAATTGACCAGATGAACCGACTGTTACAGTTGTTCCTGCAAAACCTGCGTTTGAACCACTTGCCGTATTAAATAAAATACCAACAGATGCCGATATTGAACCAGAAGTTACTGTTAATAATAAAGGAGCAGTTTCAGTATATCCGCCGATACCCGCAACTCTACAAATTGTAGCAGTTCCTGCTTCTCTTAAATATGATTGTACTGCTAAAGGTGTGTAGTATGTATCATCAACTGTTCCAAACAAAGTTTCGAATTCTGCTTGAGAATTAACGATTGTTGGAACTAATGGTCCTTCTTTAAAAGGTCCGATGAAAGCTGCACCAATATCAGCTACACCTTGTTGTAAAAATGAAAGGTCGTTTTCTTTTGTAAAAACACCTGGTGATACTATTTTGTCTGCCATTTGTATTCTAATTTAAAAATTTTATTATCTTAATATAAATATAAAAATTATTTTCAAAACAACAATTTATTATTTGTAGTTTGGAGAGAAATAATCATATACCTGGTCTACTAAGGCTAAAGTTTGTAATGTGTTATAAAACAATACTGGTCCGATTTGTCCATTCCAAAATAACGTTCTACCTGTATTTGAACCAATTGTTACATAGTTTGTAGATGATGGTGCAGTGAATGCTGATGATGAAAATGTACCAACAGATACTCCATCTACATAAATTGTACAAGTACCACTTGGTTGGAATGCCGCTGAAATCATATACCATACATTTGATGATAATGATGTTGTTAATTGACCGGAACTTCCCAAAGAACTACCTGTAAATTGTACTCTATTTAATGTAGAACTGTTTGTTGATTCAATTGATAATTTATAAAAACCCGCATAATCAAATATAGGTCTTGATGCAACACCTAATGTAGTTGTAGGTCTAATCCAAACGTGAATTGTACCTGTATTAGTATTAAATTGAGATATACCACCATTAATATTAGATGCAGTATCTTTATAGAATAAGTTAGATGTTCCATTAAATGAATAGTATCTTTCGTTTCTACTTCCACCATTATTGTATGATGGATTTCCACTTGCCAATGATAAAGGTCCCTGTGCTCCAGGTCTAACACCCGTACCATACCCACTCATATCCAACAAATCTACCGTTGGTGTACCAGTTGCAGGTAAAGAACCTGCTGCAAATGATGCAGTTTTAGCAGGTTCTAAATACATTCTTAATCCAGATGCAGGAATAGATGGTTGTGTAGTTGTTCCTTTGTTGTGTGATATTGTACCATTTGCCAAATAAACGTCAGCATTTTCTACGTTGAGTGTTACAATTTCAACATCTTCTATTATTTTAGCAACATCATATACCAAAACTTCAACTAAACCATCGGTTTCATCATAAGTTAATATTGAATCTCCTGGTAATATAGTTTCTACTAATTTAAAGTGATATTTTTGTGTTTCAAAATCAAACACATATAATGGGTGAGTTCCAGTTGCCTTTATTAAACCATTATTAATATTGTAATACCCACTTGCAAAGTTAAATGTAATATCAGATACAGTTACATCCTGGTATTCACCTGCAGCGGTATCTGAATTAAACATTCTCCATTCTGTTGCTTCTGTATCTGTCCCATCCAATGATTCATCAGGCAATCCCGCTGGCACCCATGCTTTAATAACATCACCAACTGCCAAATCTTCTACATTTACAATAGTATTGTCTGCTTTTGTTACCGGAGTATCAAATAATAAACAGAAATCTGGTTGGTTAATTGTATTATAAACATCAACTGCGTATAAAATTTTTGTAACAGTAGAGTTATAATTTGTTGCCGCAGTATTAAACCCATCGTTATACGTCATTGATAACGTAGATTGTGCTTCTGAATACGTTGATACTGCGATGGATGCAGGTGTTACTGGAAACGTTGAAGTAGCTCCTAATGTTGCACCACCAACTGTAAAGTTTGCATTATTAAATGATACTGTATAGTTTGCAGCTACACTAGCAACTCTTGCAGTATGAGCAGCACCCGCACTTCCAAATGTAAATGTAGCATTTTCAGATGTAGATTCTACAATATATGTAAAAGTTGGTGGAGTTACTGTTACCGAATCAATTGCAAATGCTCCAATGGAAATTGAAGTTCCTGCAGATGCATTTCTTGCATTTAATGATGATGCTTGTGAAGTTCTTGCTGAACCTACAGTTGCTCTGTATAAATTTCCTAAAGATAAATTAGTTTTTGGCATATTAGTATGTGTTATTCTCCGTTATAAATATCTAAAAGTTTTTCTTTCCATACATCTTTATTTCCAAAATGTGTTTTCATCCAATCTTTTAGTTTGTGATGTTCTGTTTTTCTTTCTTCATAACTATCTTTACAGATTTGCTCATAGGTTTCCTTAAAAGTTTCTGCATCTTTTGCTTTATATTTGTAGTCAAGGGGAATACACCAGTTTTCATGTAGTATTGGTACTTTACCCCAATCAACTGCTTCAAATATTCCATATCCGAATGGTTCATTTTCAAAACACGAGTGAGATATACCCCAATCAAGTCCGTAGAACCTTTCTTTATATTTGTAATCAAATTTATAAATTTTACTTTTTTCGAATTTGTGTCCATACTTCTTTCGGTAATATTTGTTAAATGTTTCTGAATTAGTAGAAATATAATTTTCAAATGGTTCTATGAACTCTAAATTTTTTCTACCTTCCGCTCTTGCGGCAAAACCAATTTTCAATGACTCCGAAACTTCTTTATTTACTGTAAATTCGTAACAGTTTGGTATGTGATGTAAATTATCCGTTTTATATGGAAAATGATATAATCCTACCCAAACTTTATGTTTAATTTTATCAATCATTTCTGATTCATATTCCCAATTGCCGTACCAATGTAAGTATTCTTCTTTTTCCATTTGTGCCATTAAAGACACTCTTGTTAAATTATGAAAAACGATTGAATCAATCTTTTCCAAATTTTGATGAATAGCTCTGGTTGGAGTATAATGACCGTGTAGAATATGAATTCGTCTTGCACCTTCCAAATGTTTTATAATTTCATCTTCAGATGTTTCCCAAATATGGTCAATATTGATTTCAAAATCCTCATAATTCTGAGGTTTGTGTCTATGGAAAAGAAGAAGTGGCTTCACTTCTAAATGAGGAGCCACTTCTTTTATCCATTGTGTTACCCACATATCTGCACCACTATTGAACCAAGGTCCTCCTGCGGTTGTGTAATAAACATCGTACATTTATATTATAATAAACCTTTTTCTTTCATTCTATCTTCAAAAACGGTAATTGTTGTACTCAATCCAACCATATCTGATTTTAATTTTTGTATAACAATATCTTGCTCTTTGATTGCTTCTACTAACAAACCAATCATTTTAGAATAATCCAATGCTAAGAAACCATTTTCTCTTGTCTTAACTACTTCAGGTAAAACATCTAAAACATCTTGTGCAATTAAACCAGTTTTTGGAGTTTGTTTAGTTACTTCATCTACATCATCATTCCATTCCCAAGTTACACCATTCAATGCATTTACTTTATCTAATGCGTTATCTATTAATTGAACATTGTTTTTATGTCTAATATCCGAAGTAAAGAATGCCGTAATATCACCAGTTGCAGTTATCGTTCCATTGATGGTTAAGTTACCAAATGTTGGAGTTGCGTTTGTTGCTACCGATTGTCCAATTGATATTGTTACTGCCCCAGTTGCTCCAGATACTGTTACACCAGTTCCTGCTACGTTTGAAGTTACACCGGTGTTTGCAATTGTTACTGCACCACTACCGTTGTAAGATGTTCCACTTAATCCCGTACCAATTGTTAAAGTTGCTAAGTTAGAACCTAATGAAATACCACTAATTGTAGAGTTTGTTAATTGTGCATTTCCAATTCCTGTTACTTGTGAAGAACCACTTACTATTCCTGCTGGTATAGAAGAAATACTTGCGTATGTAATTTGAGATGAGCCACTTACTACAGTATTTGTATTTAATGCAGATTTAACACCACCTGTAAAGTGTGCAGAACCACTATCTAATGCTAATGTTCTTGTTGATGAAATATCACCCCCACCACTCAAACCATTACCTGCACTAATTAATACAGATGTATGGTCAACGTGTTTGTTTGCAGAATATCCCGTTGTTGAATCATGTGATATTTGTGAAGAACCTGATACTACACCATCCGTATTTATTTTAGTTTTAATCGTTGTATCGATTGAACTTGTAAATGAGTTAAATGAAGATGTTGTTGTAAAATTACTCGTTGAACCTACCGAAGAAGATTGTGCAACATTTTGTGTAATATTACCACTATTATCTACAAATGAAATTGATGCAGTTGAAATTTGTACATTACCAATTTGAATACCACCACCTGCTACCGCAGTAATTGTTGTTACTACTTGATTGTTTGCAGGATTAACCATTTTGATTGAACCTGTTGAGATATATAAATCTCTCCAAAATTTAGTCTCTGAACCTAAATCAAATATATTGGTTGTTTGTGGAATAAGTGATGAACTTAAAGATGCTACAACATTTACACTAACGGATGTGTTATC